ATTTCAATACCATTTGTGCTATACGGTCTGCTGCTGACTCATTGATATCGTCTGAATTGTTGATGAAATATACGAAGATTTCGCCACGGTAATTACAATCGGCTCCCCGTATATCATTGTTGTTTTTGACGGAATCCCCTACACGCGGTGTAATCTTCAAATAATAGTTTTCAGCGTTTTCTGAATCGTCGCTCAATTGGGAAACAGATATTTTGGTTCCATCGAGACACATGGATTGTCGAGGAGAATTCATGTCCACATTAGACACGCTATGCAACTCGGAAGTACAGCAAGGGTCAGATACTGGGAGTTGCGAATTATCTCCGAGTTTCTTACCATTGATGAATTCATCAACATATTCCATTTGTTTGAATTTATCTTCCTTAGTTATAACGCAATTTGCGTGATGTAAAGCAATATTTTTGTTTAAAGATCCTTGAGTCCAGTTCCATATACTACTTGGAAATAAATTCCATTTTATATTGTATTTTTCATTATATAATAAATCATTTACTATTTCTTGATCCCATCTATCTGAATTACATAAAATTTCATAAACTTTCTCCCAAAATTTCAATGTATTTTCATTACAATAAATAGAAATAAAACCAATATTTATACCGTGATTCGAATGCTCTTTTTGAAAACATATTTCATTATTGAACATACTATTCAGAATAATAGGTAGAACCGGTTTGTAAAAAATTATGTCAATATCTGAAATAATAACAATGTCATCTAAATTTTCTTTTATAGTGTCAATAATCATTTGTGTTTTGTATTTCCAAATATCCGTTCCACTACCAGGTTTCGTTCTGTCAATATTTATATTTGACACAAAGTGGTATTGCTTATCAAAGTCGTCTTTGAATGATGATTCAAATTTTTCTTTCATTTCTAAAAAATGACTGTCTGAAAAATAACATATTTTCATTTATATATAACATTATAATAAATATACAAATTTACTGCAAAATGAATTATAAAAAACATTTCATATGCACATTTAATGAGTCTTCGATGATAACATGTCTATATACTTTATTTTTTGGTTTTCCTAAATATTATTGATTGCTTATGTAAAAAAATATTTGTATACTTTTGCTGCATATATGATCTTACACATATAAAAATATATAATTTATGTATTTAATCAATTATTGCTAAATCATTATCCTACTGTAATTATTTAGCAATATTAGAAATTATTTTCTTTGTATGGTATATACCCAAAAACATGGGAGGAGCCCTTATGCAACTAGTCGCCTACGGCGCACAAGACGTTTTCCTTACCGGAACCCCTGAAATAACATTCTGGAAAGTATCTTACAGAAGACACACCAACTTTGCAATGGAATCCATTGAACAAACCTTCAATGGTCAAGCTGATTTCGGTCGCAAAGTTACCTGCACCATCTCCAGAAACGGTGATCTTTGCTACAGAACTTATTTACAAGTAACCCTTCCTGAAATCAACCAACAAATGGGCAACAACAGTGTCTATGCTCGTTGGTTAGACTACATCGGTGAGCAACTTGTTGCCCAAGTTGAAGTTGAAATCGGTGGTCAACGTATTGATCGTCAATATGGTGATTGGATGCACATCTGGAACCAAGTTACTATGTCTGCCGAACAACAACGTGGCTATTTCAAGATGATTGGTAATACCACTCAACTTACCTACATAACTGATCCATCTTTCGCTAACGTTTCTGGTCCATGTGCTGCCTCCGGTGGTCCAGCCCAAGTTTGCGCTCCAAGAAATGCTCTTCCAGAAACCACCCTTTACGTTCCTCTTCAATTCTGGTTCTGCAGAAACCCAGGTCTTGCATTACCATTGATTGCCTTACAGTACCACGAAGTAAAGATCAATCTTGATATTCGTCCTATCGGTGAATGTCTATGGGCTGTCAATACATTAAGTGCTACTAACGGAACTAGATCGGTTTCAAATGCCTACCAATCCTCCCTTGTTGCCGCATCCCTTTACGTCGACTATATCTTCCTTGACACTGATGAGCGCAGAAAAATGGCCCAAAACCCTCATGAGTATCTTATCGAGCAAGTTCAATTTACCGGTGATGAATCCGTCGGTTCTTCATCCAACAAGATAAAGCTTAACTTCAACCACCCTTGCAAAGAGCTTATCTGGGTTGTCCAACCTGATTCCAACGTCGATTACTGTTCATCCCTTGAAGGCGGCTCCGTCTTATACAAGACATTAGGTGCCCAACCATTCAACTATACTGATGCAATTGATGCTCTTCCTAATTCCATCCACGCATTCGGTGGTCCAAATGAAACCTCAGGAGTAAATGCTTTCATGACCCCTTCAGGTTTATTCCAAATGCCTGGTGCTTTTGATGTTCCATATGCGGGTAATCAAAATGCTGCTGGAAATGCTGCTGCTACATGGCAAGAGTATACTGGAGCTGCTGCTGAATCAGGTGTCTCTGATGCCGGAACCTTCGTTCTTGCTGAAACTGCCCTTGACATGCATTGTTGGGGTGAGAACCCAGTCGTCACTGCTAAGCTTCAACTTAACGGTCAAGACAGATTCTCTGAACGTGAAGGTTCATACTTCGACGTTGTTCAACCATTCCAACACCACACCCGTGCACCAGATACTGGTATCAACGTCTATTCTTTCGCACTAAGACCTGAAGAACACCAACCATCCGGAACATGTAACTTCTCCAGAATTGATAACGCAACACTTCAACTTGTTCTTTCTTCTTCCACTGTTACTGGAACTGCAACTGCCAAGGTCAGAGTATACGCAGTAAATTACAACGTTTTAAGAGTTATGAGTGGCATGGCTGGCGTTGCATATTCAAATTAATCGCTGCATATATGAAAATTATTTTTTAAAACTACAAAAATAAAATAACACCAACTACAAAAATATGAAGCTATTCAAATGGCTTCATATTTTAGACTTTTCTCATAAATAATTATTCTTGATTTTTGACACCGTTCATAAGTATCCTTAATGATATTTCTATCTTTATCATTTTTCCAGAGTATATCTACAATCATTTCGCAAAAATGCAATTATCATGTTCATATATATTACGATTTGAAATAAGATAAAATCCAATTTATTATGTTCAACCATAGTGCGTAAAGTGTTGCATATAAGTGAGGAGGATGTCCAATTTGTAATATTCGTTCGTCTAAATGTGTAATATCTTTTTTCAATCTTTGTATTTCGCTTACTAATATTCCTATTAATCCTATGTAATTAACTGATTGAATTTTTTCTCCATCTTTTTCCCCATTTACTAAAAATGGATACAATTCTTGCAATTCATGTGCAATAACACCAATTGATTCTGCATTTGTAGATATATTTGTATATAATACTGGTCGAACGTTGTCTATGGTATACGTTCCATCAAGTGTTTTGATATTTTTTTTAATTCGATAATCTGATGAATTGTATGCGATGCCATTAACAAACAAATTTCCTGATACATCTAAATTTCCTAATATATTTACATTTCCACAAATATCTAAAGTATATTGCGGAGCAGTTAATCCTATACCTACATTTCCAACGTAATAAATTCCAATATATTCAGTAGGTATATTCCATAAATTTGGACCTATATCTCCGGTTGATCCTCTTGGTCCGGTTGTTCCTGTAGGTCCTGTTGGTCCGGTAGGTCCTGTTGGTCCGGTAGGTCCTGTTGGTCCGGTAGGTCCTGTTGGTCCAGTTGTTCCGGTAGGTCCAGTTGTTCCGGTAGGTCCAGTTGTTCCGGTAGGTCCAGTTGTTCCGGTAGGTCCAGTTGTTCCTATTGTTCCCGTTGGACCAGTATTTCCTGTTGTTCCTGTTGGTCCGGTTGGTCCGGTTGTTCCTGTTGGTCCGATTGTTCCTGTTGGTCCGGTTGGTCCGGTTGTTCCTGTTGGTCCGGTTGTTCCTGTTGGTCCAATTGGTCCTGTCTCTCCAGCTGGCCCAGACGGTCCAGTTCTACCTGTTGTTCCAGTTGATCCAGTTGTTCCAGCTGATCCAGTTGGACCAGTTGGTCCTGTTGGACCAGTTCTACCTGTTGTTCCAGCTGATCCAGTTGGTCCAGTTTGTCCCGTTGGTCCAAATCGTCCAGTTACTCCAGTATAGCCATAATATCCGGTTCCAAGTCCGCTTAAATTCACACTATATATTTTGTATACACCATCGGATGAAACATCAGATGCCACAAATGTTTGAGTTATAGTCGTTATATTTATTTTCAAATTAGGATAGTTGTAATACATAACCATTCCTGAAAATGCTTTTATTATATTATTATTATTATTTAGAAATGCAGCAGTCAACGTTTGACCATATTGATATGACACTGGTGTATTTACAATAATTTGAAATAAGTTGTTTTGATTAACAGATGGTATTTCACGTATACTACCAGTTGTTGCATATAAATGACCAGATGGACCTTGTGGTCCAGTCGTACCAGTATAACCAGTCGTACCAGTATAACCAGTCGTACCAGTATAACCAGCAATACCATTAGCACCAGTAGGACCAGTAGCACCAGTAGCACCA